CCTACGCCGCACAGCCGGTCACGCGCTGGTCTCCGACCTCGGCGGCCGCCCGTGACTATCGGGCATGGGTAGAAGAGATTATGGAGGGACTGTAATGGCTAAGAAATTTAACCTTGCGGAGCTGATGGGCGAAACAGTGTCCAACTTGAACACTGAAAACGCCAAGGAACAGGAAATTCCACTTGCAGATATTGAAGAGAATGCTGCAAATATTTACGCTCAAACTGACATTGAAGAGTTGGCAGAATCGATTAAAGTCGCGGGATTGATGCAGCCGCTTGTCGTATGGCCTAAACCTGATGGCGGTTATCTGCTGCTCGCCGGGCATCGCCGCCGCAACGCAATCGAGCAGCTTGGTTGGAATACCGCTCCGTGTCGCGTGCTGGATAAGAATTTCGATCCAGCGCTGCGAACGCTTGTCTTGCATTGGACAAACACTATGGTTAGAGGCGGAGGCGGCCTAACTGCTCCTTATATCGCGCAAGCGGCAAAAGAAATCGAAGAGGCATTAAAGGATTTACAGGCGCGCGGCGTGGTCGAGTTGCCCGGAAAACTCCGTAGCTATATTGCGGATGTGCTCGATAAAAACGAAAGCGCAGTGCAGCGTGCTCAGTATATCGATAAACACCTCGATCGACAGTGGAAGGAAAAACTTTGTCGGAAAAGCATCAAAGAGAGTATAGCAGATGAAATTGCACATTGCGAACCGGGTTTACAAGCGGATTTGTACCGCGTATATAATGATAAACTTTTCAGTCTCGACGCTCGTAAAGTCAAGGCGCATCGCAAGGCGGCAGAATTTGACTTTACACCGCTGACCTGCCCGGAAGCATCGCCCTGCATAGAGCCTTGCACCGGTGCAGACAAGCGTGCCGCATGGGTCAAAGGCGGGCACTGCGAGGGCTGCTGCCATGAGTGCTCGCTTGCCGCCAACTGTGACCGCGTGTGCGGCAAGGTCAAGCAGCGCATTGAGCGGGAGAAAAACAAGGTCAAGGACAACGAGGAACGGGAACGCAGACTGGCGGAGTTCAACGCTTCGCCGCTGGCAGAAGCTCGGCGCAACATCCGGTTTGCGCTGGCGTGCAAGGATATTCGGTGCGCTGATGATTTTGAGGATAAGCGGTTCCGGTGGAATATGAGTTGGCTGTGGGCTTCGCAGCCGTTCGGCTGTGTGCCTGACCTTGCGGAGCTGTTTGAGATGGCAGCATCGGTCGGTATTGACCCATTTGAGATGATTGCCGACCATCCGGCGTGCAGCATCTGGCACAAGTACACCGAGGAGCGGCCGCCGGAGGGCGCTCGGGTGCTGTGTAATCTGTGCGGCTGTGCCGGACGGTATGGAGAGTATATCTACAAGGGTGGAAAGTGGTATTTCCCGGATTTGGACGATGAGGAGTGCGAGGCAAATATCCTCGTGCGCTCGTGGACGGAGGTGATTCCAAGTTAACGATAAGGAATTTCGGAACGCTGAATTTTAATATCGGCATCGTAACCGTAATCTTTTAAGAACATTCTAATATCGGCTGGATCGGTTTGACATTTAGGGCCAAGGATAATTTTCGAAATGATGTGTTCTCGAATGTCATCAAACGATAATTCGTAATAACTGGATAATCGATTATTAGATATTCGATACTTCTTTTTAGAAAGAGAAAAACCACTATCGACAGGAATTTCTCTAAGCGTAGTCGTAGAAAGAGTGGTGTTAGTTGTTGAGTTTTCGTAATAGCGCGTACCGTATCGGTATGTAATGCGATATTCTTTTTCCTCACAAAATTGAGAATACTTGTAGAGCATACTGTGATATTCCATGAATTGAAGTAATAATAGCGTAAAGTGATTTAAAAACTTTCGTTCATTATTTGGGGATTCACATGCAATGATTTGAAGATTAGCAATTATTTTGCTCTTGCAGGCTGAAATAGCAGCTTTTTTACTGTATTCGATAGTCCAACTATTCGGATTTCGAAAAGCTTTGGTGAAGAATTCTTGATGAAACCCTATCGATACTCCGGTGCCATCATTCGCATATGCACGCCACTGGCTAAGCAAGTCACCATCGAGAGAGAAAGAGGCAGAGTAAATAGGCGGAATGTTAGGACGCTGATTGCGGTAAGTATCTTTGAATGTAACTAAAGCTTTTTCGGCATATGGTGAAAATAACTTGATTTCAGAGGGATTAGCCAGGAAATTATCGATAACCTCTAATAGTACTTGTTCAAAATAAGTGCGTTCTGTAGAATCATTACTTTTTTGAACATCGCATAGCCAGATGCAATGGTTTTCGATGATACTCTTAAATGTCTCAAGAGAAGCATAGTGAAAGATTAGCATTATATGTTTCCTTTCCTAATAATTTATAAAACAGTACAACAGACATTATAAGCAAAAAAACAATCATTGACAAACCGAAATTTTGCGGATATTCTATAAAACTACACGCGGACGGGGAAACTCGTCCGCTGTGGTGTTCAATTTGGACACCGATGGAGGCAGAGATGAAGAGGAGAAAGACAATCAGGGCCGGACGGCTTGTGTGGGACATCACCTACACAGTGCCGCGACCCAACGCCAGCAAGCAGGAGCGCAAACGCATCCGAGAGGTGACCGAGGAGCAGATCCAGCGCACCAACGCCAACACCGCCCAGCGCAAGCTGGAGCAGCTGATGGCGTGCAACTTCGACGAGGGCGATTTAGTGTTGACCGTCACCTATCGAGATGCGGACCTGCCGGACAGCGCTGACGTGACACGCAAACACCTCGGCAAAGTGTTCTCGCAGATGCGGACCTACCGCAAAGCGCGAGGTCTGCTGGATCTGAAATACATTTATGTGCTCGAGGGCAGGCACGGAGACCACCGGCCTCACGCGCACATTATTATCAACGCCGCAGGCGGTGACTTGGAGCTGATGCGGTCACTCTGGATCTGGGGCGACGACATCCAGATCAACTACATCCGCGAGCGCGGCTACGACGGCTGGGCAGGCTATCTCACCAAAGAGCGCCGCGAGGCAAGTCTCAACGGAAAGAAGCAGTTTGTCGGCAGCCGCAACCTTGCCCGACCGGTCACGACTTACGAGTGGGTGGACGACGGCACGACCGTTGATGCACCGCCCGGAGCACAGGTGCTCGATGAGGGCGGCGGCCGCAACGAGATAGCCAGCTGCAAGTACATCAAATACCTGATGCCGAAAACCATACATTATAATAGTAGGACAGCGCGCAGTCGCAAGCGCGTTGATTCTGGCTTGGACCTGTCTATAACATATGACAGGAGGCCGGAGAAACAACGCCGAAAGGGTAGACAGGAGCGGAAAACGAGTGTATAATCATAAACAGAAGATGAAAATCGTGTGCCCGCGATGTGGCCGACCAACTGGTGTTATGGTCATGCCGGGACAAACTGTGCTGAGGTGTTTCCCACTTTGGTGCAAATATTGCAAGTGCGAGTCCATCGTCAGCTTTGACGGTGAGAGCCAGAGGCCTTGGAGCCCAGAGCCGACCGCGTGACATTCCGTGAGGAGTGCGCGCTGTCGGCTTTTTATTTTGCCAGAAAGGCGGTGAGCCGCGTGCAAACGGTGCGCGAGATGATACCTGAGTACAAGCGCAACCTCGACCGGCTGCGTCAGCGGCGGCTTGATTTGCTGCGAGAGCGTGAGTTTGAGCCGAGCTTCGAGAGGCGGTACAAGTTGACCGAGCGCATTGTCCGGCTCAACAAGATCATCGCCAGCAGTTCAGCAGCGCTGCATGACATGATGGAGTACGACCATGGCTAAGCCCTGGGCGAAAGCGTTCTACAACTCGGCGGCATGGCGCGACACCCGCGAGGCCTACATGGTCAGCAAGCACGGACTGTGTGAGCGCTGCGGCAAGCCGGGACTGATCGTGCACCACCGCAAGGCACTGAGGCCGCAGGACATGAACGATCCGGCACGCACACTCGGCTGGTCCAACCTTGAGCTGCTGTGCCATCACTGCCACGACATTGAGCACATGGCAAAGCACAGCGGCGCACGCTGCGGCTTTGATGACGATGGAAACCTACTCCCCCCATTCGAGCCGCGGCGCTGACCGGCGGAAGACCGCACCCCACACTCAAATTTCACCGAGTGACGGGTGCAGGAGGGGTGTAGTTGAGAGGAGGTGCGGCATGGGAAAACCGAAGGCCGAAACAAGAATAAAACGCGAGCGCGAGAAGCTCGCAGAAGTCTTTGCGAAAATGGACGAAAACAAGCGAAAAACCGCCGAAAAACTCATGGATAACGCGGCTTTTATGGCCGTAACTCTGGAGGATTTACGGGATTCCATCAACGAAAACGGCTGTGTATCCGAGTACCAGAACGGCGAAAATCAGCACGGCACGAAAAAGTCTCCGGAGGTCGAAGTGTACAACACGATGATCAAAAACTACACCACGGTCATCAAGACGCTGTGCGACCTGCTGCCGGAGTCCAACGGGGAAATGAATGCCCTGACTGAGTGGCAGCGCACGGCCGCCGGGAGGCGTATCGGCTGATGGGAAAGCGCACGATCTGTCCGCTGACCTGCCCGATGATTAACAGCCAGGGATTTTGCGAAAGCGCCTGGACGCGGGCATCACAGGTGACGGAGTGCCCGCACCGGAAAATGCGGGAAACGGTGTCCAATTTGAACACCGGCAACGAGAAGTAACAACGAGAGCCAGAGGCCTACGAGCCCAGAGCCGACAGACTGCCAGAGATGGTGCTGTCGGCTCTTTCTGTTTTTGCGCTGTGACGGACGGTATTGCCATTCCGTCCACCCATATCGAGCATATGGGCAAGGATACGGCGGCACACCCGGCAATGGGATCGCCCGGGTGCGTCCGTCAGAGCGCAAAAGCAGGCGAAACCGGAGGAGGTGAGCAGTACGGCAGGCAAAACAGACCCCAGACAGGCGAGAGAACGTCTTGTCAAGCGCATGGAGCGCGAAGCAAAGAAAACACCGGCATCGGAGGGTGAAAACTGGCTTGAGCAGTACACCTGTCTGGTATTGACCGGCAAAATCACCGCCTGCCGCAAGGTCAGAACGCTGTGTGCCGTCCTGCTTGACAAACTGCGCCACCCGGAGAAGTACCGGCCGTGGGTGTTCGATGAAGCCCTGGCGAACCATCACATTGAGTTTGTGGAGCGGTTCTGCAAGCAGCCGCAGGGCAAGCTTGGCGCACCGCTGCGCTTGGAGCTGTTCCAGAAAGCACGCTGGCAGGCGATTTTCGGCTTTGTCGATGCACACACCGGCCTGCGGCAGTATCAAGAGTGCATGATCGTCGAGGGACGAAAGAACGGCAAAACGACCGAGTGCGCCGGTATTGAAATCGACCTGCTCGCTAATGATGGTGAGGGTGCACCGGAGATTTACTCCATCGCAACCAAGCGGGAGCAGGCGGCGAAGAGCTTTAACGCCTGCGTCAATATGCGAAAGCAGTCGCCGGAGCTGGCGGCGGCTATCCGCAAGCGCCAGAGCGACCTGTACTACCCGTACAACCTCGGCTTTATCACGGCGCTGGCCTCGGCCACCAACACGCTCGACGGTCTGAACGCCCACGGCGTACTCGTGGACGAGCTGGCGGCTATCAAGAACCGCGCCATCTACGATGACATGAAACAGTCCATGTCAGCACGCGAGCAGCCGCTGCTGTTTTCCATCTCGACCAACGGCTTTGTGCGCGAGAGCATTTTCGATGCCCAGTACGAGTATGCCGCCGGTGTAATTGACGGCTCGATCGATGATGACACGTTCCTGGCATGGATCTACGAGCTGGACGAGCGGGACGAATACCGCAACGAGAAAATGTGGATCAAGGCAAATCCCGGTCTCGGCACCATCAAGAAGTTCGATTATCTTCGACGCATGGTGCAGAAGGCGGACAACGATCCGTCCTTCCTGCCGACCGTACTGGTCAAGGACTTCAATCTCAAGGAGAACGCCGCGACGAGCTGGCTGACCTGGGCGGAGTGCTCCAATCCGGAAACGTTCCGCATTACCTTCGATTACGGTATCGGCGGCATGGACGCGGCGGACAGCATCGACCTTGCCGCGGCAACGGTCATCTGTCAGCGACCGGGCGACCGGAAGATCTACCGCCGCAGCATGTACTGGCTGCCGCAGAGCGTACTGGACGCGGACGCCGCCGCTGGCAACCGCCGCGAGCGCGACAGCGTGCCGTATAGCCTGTGGGTCAAGCGCGGCCTGATGCGCGCCGTGCCGGGCAACAAGGTGGACAAGCAGGTCATGCTCGACTGGTTTATGGAGCTGCGCGACGAGGACGATCTGTACGTCCGCTACATCGGCTATGACCCGTGGCACATTGACGATAGCCTGCTCGACCGCTTCAAGGCCGAGTTTGGCGAGCAGTGCATGATACCGGTGCGGCAGGGCACGCTCAGCCTGTCCCAGCCGATGAAGGACCTCAAGGCCGACCTCGGCGCCGGTCTGGTGGTCGATAACAACAACCCGATCGACAAGTGGTGCATGGTCAACACCGAGGTCCGCACCGACATCAACGGCAACATTCAGCCGGTCAAGATTACGGACAGCCGCCGCAGAATTGACGGCACGGTTGCGCTGATCTGCGCGTACAAGGTGCTGCAGGACCACTACGATGACTATGTAACGATGAACGAGGAGGCGTAAGTACATTGGGGCTTTTGGAAAAGCTGTTCCCGCGGAGGCCGCCCGGCGGCACAGCACCGAGGGAATATTTTAAGACACTGACCGCCTACCAGCCGGTCTACACGACCTATCGCGGCGGCCTGTACGAGATGGAGCTGACACGCGCGGCCATTGCGGCATTTGCGCGGCATTGCAGCAAACTGCACCTCGAGGTGACGGGCGATGCCCGGCCGGATCTGCGGCGCGTGCTCGGGATGCAGCCCAATCCGTTTATGGATGCGAGCAAGTTCCTTGCGCGGCTGGCGACCATCTATCTGGTGCAGAACAACGCCTTTATCGTGCCGATGGAGGACAGCGCCGGACGGCTGATCGGCTATTATCCGGTACTGCCGCAGCAGTCCTCGGTGCGTGAGTACGGCGGTGAGCCGTATCTGCAGTACAGCTTCTGGGGCGGTCAAAAGGCCGCGATCGAGCTGAACCGAGCGGGTATCCTGACCCAGCACCAGTACGAGGACGATTTCTTCGGTTCGGACAACCGGCCGCTCATGCCGACCATGCAGATGGCGCAGACGCAGGCCGAGGGCATTATCAACGGCATCAAGAATGCTACGACCATCCGGTTTCTGGCTCGTCTGAATGGCAACCTCAAGGAAAAGGACATCACTGCCGAGCGCGAACGCTTTGCGCGGGACAATCTGGCCGGTAATGCGACCGGCGTTGCCATGTTCGACAGCAAGTACGCGGACGTTAAGCAGATCGAGTCGGCGGCGATGGTCGTCAATCCCAAGCAGCAGGAGCTGATCCGCGCGAGCGTGTTCGAGTATTTCGGTACCAATGAGAAAATCCTCACCAACACCTACAACGAGGACGAGTGGAACGCCTACTACGAGGGATTTATCGAGTCGTTTGCCATTCAGCTGTCGCTGGTGCTGACGGCTATGACGTTTACGTCGGAGGAAATCGCGGCAGGTGCGTCCATCATCGCAACGGCGAACCGTTTGCAGTATGCGAGCAACCAGACCAAGCTAAACGTCGTGACGCAGCTGTTCGACCGCGGCTTCCTGACCCACAATCAGGGTCTGGAAATCTTCAACATGAGTCCGGTCGAGGACGGCGACAAGCACTACATCCGCAAGGAGTACACAGAGGTGTCCAATCTGGACGCCGTGGGCGATACGTCAAAGGAGGGCGACAATGGCGATCACACCGGAAACCCGTGACTACCGCACCTTTGAGGTGCGTGCACTGGACACGGAGGAAAATCAGTACCGCGTAGAGGGATATGCGGCGGTTTTCGATGAGGAGACCGTGCTGTACGAGTACGACGGCATTGAATACAAGGAAGTCATCGACAGGAGCGCGTTTACGGGAGCGGAGATGCGCGATGTCGTGATGAATTATAACCATGGGGGTAAACCCGTAGCACGAACCAAGAACGGCACCTTGCAGCTGACCGTGGACACACGCGGTCTGCGTATTTCGGCTGACCTGTCCGGCACCGAGGAAGGGCGGAGGCTCTACGAGGAAATCCGGGGCGGTTATCTGGATCAGATGTCGTTCGCGTTCACCGTCAACAAGCAGGAATATGACCGAGCAAAGCATCTGCGCCGCATTACCGGGTTGGGGCGGGTGTTTGATGTGGCGGCGGTGGATATTCCGGCGTACGACGGCACCAGTATTGCGGCACGCTCGTGGGCAAAGGCGGAGGCCGAGCGCGAGCACGCGGAGGCGGACAAGCGCCGCAGGCTGGAACTCAAGCTGAAAACCTATGGTATTACAAAGGAGGAAAAGTAAATGAGCAAGAATCAGAACAAGCAGGCGATCTTCGGCGGTTTTCGCAATCAGGTCGGCCTGCAGTTTTTTGCAGGCAAGAACCGCATGACCGAGATCGAGGAGCGTCTGGCGGCAATCCGCACAGAGATGGACGGCGAGGGTGCAGACCTTGACGCGCTGAGCACCGAAGCCGACAGTCTGCTCGAGGAGCGCAAGACTCTGCTGGGTCAGGCGGAGCAGCGCCGCAATCTGCTGAACAAGATCGCAAATGGTGCGGGCGGCGAGGTACGCACGTTCCAGCCGCAGCCGACCGCACCGGAGCAGCGCGAGTATGACCGCTCGAGCGAGGAATACCGCTCCGCATGGCTGAAAACGCTGGCAAACAACGAGCTGACCGAAACCGAGCAGCGTGCATGGTCCACTGCAACGGCTTCCGCCGGTCCGCTGGTGCCGACCCAGACCGCGAACACCATCATCGAGAAGGTGCACCAGTACGCACCGCTGCTGGACAAGGTAACGCTGCTGCGCGTGCCGGGCAACGTCACCTTTGCGGTTGAGAGTGAGCAGGCAGATGCAGCCTACCACACCGAGAATGCAACTATCACCGCAGCAGAAACCGGCCTGACCAAGATCAACCTGTCGGCGTACGAGATCACCAAGCTCGTGCAGATCTCCAAGTCCGTACAGCAGATGGCGCTCGACGTATTCGAGAACTGGCTGACCGATATGCTCGCCAAGAAGATCGCAAAGCTGATCTCGGACACCATCATCAAGGGCACCGGCACGGATCAGGGCACCGGCATCGAGAAGGCGAACACCTGGGGCGCGACCAACTCGGTCACTGTCGGCAAGACTGCCGCACTGACCAACCAGAACGTGCTCGATCTCATTGCACTGCTGCCCGGCGGCTACGATGCAGGCGCACAGTTCCTGATGAGCAAGAAGACCCTGTTCACCGACTTTATGCCGCTGCAGGACAAGTCCAAGAACGACCTCGTTCGTATCGAGGGCGGCAACTACTACATCTACGGCTATCCGGTGCTCATCGACGAGCGCATCGGTGACCACGAGGCGTATCTGGCTGACCTGTCCACCGTCATCGGCAATATGCCGGAGGACGTGACCATTACCTCGACGTTTGACGTCAAGACCAATGCGTTCCTGTTCCTCGGCTGCGCGATGTTCGACTGCAAGCCGTCGCAGGCGGATGCAGTCCGCAAGCTCGTGAAGGCGAGCGCCTGATGCTGACGCTCGACCGCTTTAAGCTGTACGCCCACATCGACCATGCGGACGATGACGAGCTGATTGAGATCCTGATCCGGGCGGCAGACACTGCCGTCCGGGATATGACCGGCAAGGAGCCGCCGTCGGACAGTGATGAGCTGTTCGACACGGCGGTTTTGCAGCTCACGGCGCACTGGTACGAAAACCGCACGCCTGTCACGGACACGAGCGTGACACAGGTGCCGTTTACCGTGCAGACCCTGCTCAATCACATCGCCATGTCCAGCCGCTACCCGGAAAAGGAGGGCGCAGATGGCGCTGACCAATGATCTCAGACACCGCCTGACGGTGTTTAACAAGCATCAGACTGAAAACGACATCGGCGAAACCTGTTGGCAGTACACCGAGGACGGCAAGATCTGGGGTGCGCTGACTGTCATGTCCGGCAGGAACGAAACCCTGCCGGGTGATACGGTTCGCGCCGAGGTTACGCATAAGCTGACCATCCGGCCGCGCTCGTGCAAGCTGACCACTGCGACGTATTTTGTCTACGAGGGTCAGCGGTACGATGTGCTGTACTGGCAGCCGCATTACAAGCGCCGCGACCGTCTGGAGGTCATGCTGAAGCTGGTGGTTGAAGATGCGTGACGGATTTGACTGCTCGGAACTGATGGACTTTGCGGAACGTCTGGGGGCACAGCCGAAAGAAATGCTGAAAGCGCAGAAAAAGATGCTGCGTACCAGCGGCACAAAGCTGCGCCGGAAAACGGCTCAGCGTGCCCGGGCTGATGTGCGCCGTACAGCCGTCCATCGTCCAAAATATGACCGTAATGCAGGCGACTATCACAGAAGCATCAAGCGCGGCAAGGTCAACAAGAGAGATGACGAGATGCGCATCCGCGTATATTCCTCGGATAAAATCGGTCATCTCATTGAGGACGGCTGGACGCCGGAATTGCGTGACGGCTCAAAGGGTAGTTATCAGGCAGGCAAAAAGGTGTTTGCTAAGGCTGCTGAGGAATTTGAACCGGAGTTTGAGTCGGCCGCCGAGGATATGGTTGACGAGTTGATAGATAAAATATGATAATTCGAGAAGTACGCGCGGCACTGATCGCGCTGTTAAAGCAAGCAGCACCCGGTGTTCCGGTGTCCAAATCGGACACCGACAAACCCGTGGTGCGCCCGTCCTTCAAAATCGACATTTTCCCGGCCGAGGGAAACGCCGCCTGCGGCGGTGCGCGGGAGCGGTCGATCGACGTGGACGTTTGGTACTATCCCGCCGAGCGGGTGGAGTACCTCGAGGAGTGCAGTGAGATGGCGGAACGCCTGATCGCCGCACTTGAAACCGGTATCGACACCGGTGAGATCGTGCTGGTGCCGGACGATACGGTCAGCACGACCATATCGCTCGGTGTGCTGGTGCTCCAGTTTGCACTCAGCTGGTGCGAGAGCGCCGCCGAAACCGGAGAAATGATGGAAGCCCTCGAATACTGAGAGGAGGAGTAAAACCAATGGCAATTACAATGCCGAAAATCGAAATCAGCTTTGAGCAGAGAGCTGTGTCGCTCATCGGACGCTCGGAACGCGGCATCGCAATCCTGATCGTGCGCGACGATACGGATAAGAGCTTCACGCACAAGCAGTACAGTGATCTCTCGGCGGCACAGGCAGACGAAAGCCTGTACACCGCAGACAACTACAACGCCATCTGCGACCTGCTCGGCTTTGCGCCGTATCAGATGCACCTGTTCCGACTGGATACCACCGGTTCCCTGGCCGACACGCTGACCGAAATCTCTAAGACGGTCAAAACCGGCTGGCTGACCATTGCCGGCCAGAGTGCCGCTGACGGTCTGGCGCTGTCTGCGTGGGTCAAGACGCAGGACAGCACCAAGAAGAAAACCTACAAGGCGGTCTGCTATGATCTCACGACTCTGCCGGATGATATGCACGTTGTCAATTTCATCAACGAAAAGGTCACGTTCTCCGACGACCGCGGGGAGAAGGACGGCGTAGCGTATCTGCCGTCGCTGGTCGGCATTTTCGCCGTCTGCAACGTGACGAGAGGCAGCACCAATTATCAGTGCTCCAATCTGTCCGAGGTGCAGGAGGTCGAGGACAACGATGCGGCGCTTGGCAGCGGTAAGTTCATTCTGGTTAACAGTGAGGACAATACTGTGCGTATCGCACAGGGCATTAACTCTATGACGACCACGGACGGCAAGACCAAAACCGAAGATATGCAGTTCATTGAAACCGTGGAAGCAATGGACATGATGAAGGACGACATTGCGGCGACATTCCGGGAAACGTATCTCGGCAACTACCGCAACAGCCGCGACAATCAGATGATGCTGGTGGCAGCGCTCAACAGCTCGTACTTCCGTCAGCTCATGCAGCAGAATATCCTCGACCCGGACTACGCGAACGCCGCCGCCATCGACACGGACGCGCAGCGCGCGGCGTGGGTGGCATCCGGCAAGAGCGAGGCTGCGGACTGGGACGATGATACCGTCAAGGCCAACCCGTTCAAGCGGACGGTTTACCTTGCCGCAAACGTCAAGATCCTCGGCAGCATGACGGATCTGATTTTCCCGATCACGATGGCGTAAAGGAGGACACGAGACATGGCAAATTTCAATCCGAACCGCGTGCTCCATGGCAATGAGGGCACGGCGTGGTTCAACGGCAAGAAGCTGACGACCTTACAGAGCATTGAAGCCAAGGTCGCAGCGGACTACGAGGACATCAACAACTGCGGCGATCCGGCAACCTACCGCATTTATAACGGTTATTCCGGCGAGGGCACGTTCACGGCGCTCAAGATCGACTCGGATGTGCTGAGCCTGCTGGGCGACGCCTATCAGACCGGCGAAATGCCGACTATCACGATCATTACCGCACTGACCCAGAAGGGCACGAATAAGGTGGAGCGCGTGGCGCTCTCGGACGTGACCATCGACGAGTTTTATCTCGCAAAGTTCGAGAAGAAGAGCAAGATCGAAGAGGAAGTACCGTTCAAGTTCGGTCACTTCGAGGTATTGGAGAGTATCTAAATGGATAAGAAGTTACTGGACGCGCTGGCGGCGAAAGCCGAGCAGCGCGCAAAGGACCGCAAGAACGCAAAGCAGTTTGAAGTGGCCGGCGAAATGCTGACCTTTGTACAGCCGAGCGTGGATGCCAAGCTGAGCTATGCCGAAGCCATGCTGTCCGAGAGTGCGGCAGACACGGTACGCGCCTGCGCAAGTCTGATCTATGACTGCTGTCCGGATCTGCAGGATCCGGAGCTGCACAAGGCTCTGGGTGTTACCGACCCGTATGACACCGTCTGGACGCTGATGCAGCCGTACGAGGTTGACCAGCTGGGCGGCAAGCTGTATCGCTGGCTCGGCCTGATCGGTCCGCGCGATAACAACACGCCGGACACTGCGAGGGCCGACACCGTAAAAAACTGATCGAGCGCGACCCGGTGCTCGACCTTGCGGCATTTTACGCACCGAGAGGTATAACGCCGGAAACTATTCGGCAGATGTCTCTTGCGGACCGCGCAGTGCTGCGGGAAGGCCGGGCGCGCTGGTATGAGGATAACCGGTGGCTGATTGCATCCGGTATTGCACTGGCGTACAACCCAAAGGAGGAGGACGGCAATGGCTAAAAACAAAGTAATCAATACCGTCCTGACGCTAAAGGATGAGATGTCGGGCGGTCTGGTAGCGGCAGCCAAGGCGGCTAAGAAATCCGGCAAGAATATTGATGACAGCATGATGCAGGCCACCCGCAAGGTGGTCGCATTCAAGAACAAATCACTCACGGCGTTGGGGGATTTTGCAAAGAAGGGTGTCAAGGCTGCCGGTGCGGCTGTTGCAGGCATGACCGCTGCGTTTATTGCACTTGACGGCGCGACCGAGGAATACCGCGTTGCGCAGGGCAAGTTAAACGCCGGATTCCAGGCGGCGGGCTTTTCCGCCGATGTGGCTCGCAAGAGCTATCGCAATTTTTATGCGATTTTGGGTGACGCGGACACCGCAACCGAAGCCTCGCAGCTGCTCGCCAACATGGCGAAGAACGAGGAAGAGGTAACCAAGTGGACGCGCATCGCCGCAGGCGTGCATGGCACGTTTGGCGATTCGCTGCCGATTGAGGGCCTTGTGGAGTCCGCAAACGAAACTGCACGCACAGGCAAGGTGACCGGCGTTTTCGCGGATGCGCTCAACTGGGTCGGCATCATGGAAGACGATTTTAACGCCAAGCTGGAGCAGACGACCGACGTATCCAAGCGCAATCAGCTGATCATGGATACGCTCTCCAAGACCTATGACAAGGCCGCTGACAGCTTCTATGCGAACAACCAGCAGGTTATCAATGCACGGCGAAACCATGCGACCTTGGACGAGATGCTCGCCAAGGTGGGCGACACCAGTTCCAAGCTGAAAAATCAGCTGTGGGTGCTGGCGGGCGCCGCCGAGGACGGTTCCATCCGCTCCGGCTCTATGCTGGATTGGGTGCAGCGAAAGGCAGAAGCATTCGGACAGTGGATTGAAGGGCTCGATTTAAGTTCGCTGCAGAAGCAGTTCGATGAGCAGTTCGCACGGGCACTGCAAAAGGCCGGAGAGGCACTGCAGTGGGTGCGCGACAACTCGGATACGCTGATCGGCACGCTGAAAAAACTCGCGGTCGCGTGGGGTGTCGGAAAAATGCTTGCATTTGTGGCTGGTGCAATCACGACGATACAGACAATCAGTGGATTCCTCAAAACGCTCAAGCTGTTAGTCGCACTAAAGAGCACGGAGATATACTGCTGGGTTCGTTCGGCTGTTGTTGTCGGCGCAAATACGACCGCATTGATTGCCAATAAAGCTGTCGGCGGATTGCGCTGGATTGTGGGCAGCATTGCTACGCTGATGACCAACGCAGTCGAGTGGAGTGTCAACACGGCGTGTATTATCGCCAATAAGGCCGCGCTGATAGCGCACAAGGCGGTCGGCGGTGTAGTTTGGCTAGTGCAGCAGGCGGCGGCTTTGGGCGTTGCCAGCGCTGCGTGGATCCATAATACCGCCATGATGGTTGTCAACAAAGCAGGCATGGTTGCCAGTGCCGTAGCATCCGGCGTGGCAACCGGTGCGACTGCCGCTCTGACGGCCGCCCAGTGGGCGCTGAACGCTGCATTTGTAGCAACGCCAATCGGCTGGATCGTGCTCGGCCTGGCAGCTGTTGTGGCCGCAGGTGTGGCGCTGTATAAGAACTGGGATACCGTAAAGGCCAAGGCCGGAGAGGTATGGAACAGCATAAAAACAGCGTTCGGCGGCATCAGGGACAGTATCACGGGCGCTTTTTCGGCTGCTAAGGAAAAGGTCGCGGGCTTCTTCTCGTGGCTTAACCAGAAGATCGAGAGTGTGCCGATCCTCGGCTCCATCTACAAGGGCGGCAAGAATGCCGTGTCGTGGATTGCCGATCGGCTGGACGGCAACGCCATGGGCACGCCCTACTGGCGCGGCGGCTACACGCGTGTCAACGAGCGCGGCGGCGAAATTATGAACCTGCCGAGCGGTACGCAGATCATCCCGCATGACGTAAGCGTCAAGGCGGCAGGCGGTCGGAGTGTGACGGTCAACGTCACCATCCAGGGCAACGTCATCGGCAACCGCGAGTATACCGAGCAGGTCGGTGAGTACGTCGGCCGCAAGGTGCTCGCGGCGCTTGGCAACACATAAGGAGGTGCGGTGCGTGTACAAGATAATTTTCTCGGTCAACAACAACGAGGAGGTCTGGACGCTGCCACACTGTCCGCCGGATTTCCCAATCCCGCAGCCGGAGCAGCACCACGAGACCTACGAGGGCCTCAGCCGCGACTATCGCCGCATCGGCACGCTCAGTCTGCGGCACATGGAGTGGACGGCGCTGCTTCCAGTGCACCGATACTTCTTCATGCCGTCTGAGGCATCTGCGGACGGCTGGGCGTATGTCGATTTCTTCGACCGGTGGCGTGACAAGAAAGTGCCGTTCCGGCTGATCGTGCTCGACAGCAAGGGCGCTTCCCGGCTTAACATGCCGGTGACGGTGGACAGCTTTGACGTCACCGTGCGCCGCAACGGCGATCTGGAGTACAGCATTGCCGTGACAGAATACAGATTTATCACATGAGGAGGTGCGCCGCATGGCGGCAGGCTATGTAGACGAGCACAAGCTCGTGCTGTACCGCGACGGCGCACAGCCGCGCGACATTACGGCGTTTGCCAGTGACATGACGCTGACGGATGACCTTGACACGCTGGCGGCGGAGCTGACGTTTACGACGTTTATCTCGCCGTGGGACAAGTACACGCCCAAGCTGGCGCTTGCGCCGGGCGACAAGGTGCGCGTGACCAATCAGGGCAAGACCGTGTTCTCGGGCATCATTATCACGGTGACGCTGGACGGCGGTGTTACCGCCTATGACCGCGGCTGGTATCTGAATAAGTCAGAAATCGTACTGCAGGTCAACAACCTTGCCGCCGATCAGGTCATCCGCAAGGCGTGTGCCAAGGCGGGCGTGACAGTCGGCAAGGTGTGCAGCCTGCCGACCAAGATCACGCAGCTGTGGACCGGCAGTACGCCCGCTGACATTATCAGCGATGTGCTGAACACCTGCACGTCTGCGACCGGCAAGCAGTACCGCCACCGCGTGGACGACAGCGG